TCAATCAATGGTCATGAGGTGCAATGGGGCGGACAGCGCATAGCTGCCTTGCTGGCGAACGTGGAACATGCCGCCCGGCGATGTCGTGAGCGTAGCCAGGGTGGGGGAAGGCAGGGCGAGGTGCGGCTCGTGGGTCACCCATGTTGCGGTCGGCTGACCAAGCGATCCGTATGTAACCAGATAGGTTTCTGCTTGTTCGTGCAGGGGGACGTCCACGCCGTCGTTCCAGCTGAAAGCCCCGCGGGAACGGCGCGTCCACGCCAGCATCAGCGAATTGTCGGACTGGTACTCTGCGCGGCCATGCACGGGAGTGAGGGGCCGTAGTGTAATTCCCCGAGAGGTGATCGCAGTCGAAACCGGGCTGGTATCGCCCAGACCCAACGCAACCAGTTCTGCCACGGCTCCGGGACCTACTGCGGACGCGTCAATCGCCAGCGGGGTTTCGTCAAGCAGGACGAAACGTTCACCGGGCAGGTGGCTTGCAATGGCCCCCTCCGTGCCGCCGCGCCCGCGCAACAGCAATTCCAGGCGCCACCGGCCTGCGCCAGTCGGCACTGCTCTGCCGAACTGGATGATCTCATCTCCTATCAATGCGCGATTGGCCCCCATCGCCATTTGCCGGATCGTCGCATCTGACAGTCCCATGTCCTGGCCAAGCAGTTCGACAACGACAGATGACGTGCGGTCGAACAGGTGTTGGCTGACCAGCGCAGGGGGCGTTAGCACCGTTCCCACAATACAGCGCCGACGGCCGCTGGAGCCTGCGGAGACCAGGCTGCCGTCTCCGTGATCGATGAACAGAGCTGCACCGCCCCATCCCGCACCGGAAGAGCTTGCTGCTGCGAAGATCGCTGGCGTGTCACCGTTGCCCGCGCCGTCCCACGGCAACTCGAACGCGGTAAGTGCCGTGGGTGGCGCCAGGGCATCCACTGGAGAGTTCACGCGGCCCGGGTCCGTGGGTATGGAGGTCACGGCAAGAGACGGCGGTACGCGCTGGAGCTGGAGTTCGACCCCGTTCGCGCGCCATTCCCATTCGCCTACCCGCCAAAGTCCGGCTAGGCCCGGCAATGTGACAAGTGTGCCGGGAGCAACAGCGGCGTCCAGTTCACAGCATCTCCAGGACATGGTTTCCCGTGCCCAGGCGTTCCGCCGGGCAGCCCTTTCGATCAGTGAACGGGCGGCCGATGCATGCAACGCGGCGGGCAATTCGATAGAGCGGGGTTGGCCCACAGGGACAGGGCCAGAGGCGCGCTGCAGGCCCGGCTGGTAATCGCGGTCGATATCGTAATAGCGCAGGATTTGTGGCGGGTCGGCAGGAGCAGGCGCTCGCCTGCGGGAGTGACCTTCCGGGCCTCCGAAATCCTCGTCCTCGACAGACACGGCGGGTTCCGGGAGTGCGACCGGGACCAGCTGTAATCTTTCCGGGGCAATGACTACGCGTTCGCCGCAGCCATCGCAGTTCATCGGGAAAAAGGGATCAAGCATCACCAGTGTTTCAGCCAAGGGGCCTTCGCAAGTCAGGCCTGTTACGCCGACAAGCGGCAAGGATGCGTCCACCCCGTCCATAAACCCTTCAGCGATCGGCTGAAGTGAAAGCGTGCTGCCGTCGTCGGCAAACACTTCAAATGTCAGCGCCGGGATACGATTACCGAATCCACCAAGGTCCAGATCTTCAAACACGACATAGGCGGTTCCGCGAAATGCCGGGGTGCGGCCGACGCCCTCTGCTGCTGCGATCAACGCGTCTGGCGCTTGATCACCTTCTCCCGTGTGCAGGCGAAAGGTTCCGCCGACCTTGAGGTCTCCGCCGGCCCCACGCAGCAGATTTCCGTCGGCCCAGATACGCCCGATTGCACGGAGAGGCCGGCTGGCGAGCGCGACGGCAAAGCTGGCTGAATAGCTGTAGCTCGTCACCGAAGGCTTTCCCTTGCCACCGCCGTGCTTTTCCCGGTGTTCAACCAGATCGGTGGCCCAGATGATAGTTCCAGGTACGCGCACCTTGCCAAAATGGCGCGGCATGGGGGCGCCGTAGCTGGAGGTGGTTACGGCCAGTTCCTTGAGGCGGGGCCCCTCAATTTTGCGGGAACCAAAGATCGCAGAATCGATCTGGCGGCCAACAAGCGCGCCCAGCGCGCCGCCTATGGGTCCGAGCAGGGAGCCTGCTGCGGTCAGTAGCAAGGTTGCCATGAATTTTCCTCAGGCTGCGGCGATAGGCCGCCAGTGTTGCAGTATCGGCCAAGGCAATGGGCCGGGGCTGAGCACCACGCGGCGAAGTCCCGCATGAGCGTGAACGAACCCGCCGGGGCCAAGCGCGATGGCCAGATGGAATTGGCACGGGCTTACGCGGCAGATGACGACATCGCCCACTGCGCATTCACCCTCGGCATCGATCAACCCGCACTGCTCCGCCGTCTTGGAGAGATCGGGAAGCGTGCGATTGCGGAGGCTGTAGCCATTGGGCAGGGCATGATGGTTGCCCGCCGCGTTAAGGGATGCGGCAAGTACGCCAACACAATCCAGTCCAGTTGCCGGGTCGCGTCCATGAAGGCGAAATGCGGTGCCGACGAGTGTTTGCGCCGCATGGGCGAGCAGTTCGCCGGTCATTGGGACGGCGGTGGGTATCGGGCGACGAGATCGTTGCCGGGCAGGAACGGCTCACCTTGAAAATTGGCTGCGTTGGCGAAGCGCGTCGAGCATGTTTCCAGTGTTCGATCGCATCCCTCGCGAAGCACGGCTCGCGTGCCCGCTCTCACAGCGTCATCCACCGGGCGATCGAGCACCAGCGAAAGGCCTGCCGCGGCGATCACACTCATCGTCGATCCGGCTTGGGGGCCGTCCAGCCAGCGGAGCGAGCCACCAGTAAGGTGCGGTCCATGCGCTGTGCTGGCGACTGTTACGCTATTCTGGGTCGGATCATGTGCGATCAGCAGGGCTTCGTGGCTGTAAGGAGCGGGGGAGAGGCCGCAGCCCGGCCCGCAGAAGGCCGCGCGGCATATGGGTGAGGTGCGGGGGATGGCGTCGCGCAGCAGCTCTGTCTTTCGGGATTGCAGTTCGGCGACGAACTTTCCGGCCTCTTCGCTCACCGTGCCGATGGTGCCCCTGTAGAGCACCTGGCTTTCTCCGTTCTCCCAATCGACGACGCCGATAAGCACGCGGGCATTGTCAAAGCGGCCCGCTGCAAGATCGGTGCTGGCAATGGATTCATGGCTTAGGACGCCTTCCACCTCAGCACTGTCCGGTTCAAAATCGGCGGAACGGCGGATCGCCGACGGGACGATGCCTGGCGCTGCGCGATGCAGGATTCCCTTCAGCCAGATGTCGCGGTCGTGGGTAGTAAAGCCCATCGAAACGCCGTCTCGCCGGAGAACGCGCCACCAGGTCGCGACCGTTTCAAGCTCTGCTCGGAACCAGACCCTGTTCATGCTGCCTCGCGGATTTCGACAACGGGAACGCTCGGCGCTTCGCCGGCGGCGAAGGCGGCACCGGCAATTTCCAGCCGATCCTCTGCAAAACGGACAGGAACGTCGAAGCGAAATCCCGCACGGATAACTACGCCAGCAGCGGGCGGGGTTGTGAACTTGACGATGCCGCCAGCATCCAGTGACCAGCCCGCAGCCGGTTGACCGTCAAGGCTTACCGCAACGGTGGCCGCCAATGGCCGGGTGATCCGGCGGAGCTGTGCGTCCCCGCCTGAGCCATAGCGTTTCACCAGCGGGAAGGAGGAGACGACACCGTCACCGACGCCCAGTTTCTGGTCAATGGCGCGGGGCGCCCCTGTCATGCCGTTGGAACTGAAGTCCGACGGATCGCGGAGGCGAAACCCGCGCGCCGCGCCTCGCCTTGCCCGGAAGAAGGCGATCAGCTCACCCATTTCGGCTTCGGAGCGGATGCCCGGCCCAATATCGAAGCGCAGTCGCGCGTTGGACCATAGGCTGTTCCGCCGTTCAAAACCTGACGCTGTGACGGAGACATTGGTCGAAAATTCGGGGGCAATGGTCGCGTCGCGGCCGAGGGCGAGCGGATACGGCACATCGTCGAAGGCTATCATGTCAGCGCTTTCCTCTGTTTGGGGGAGTCGGACGTATCCGTCGCGGCAGATTTGCGGGGTGGCCCAGACGAAGACCTCGTGGTGTGATCGGGCGATCGCTTCATCGATGCCGGTGTCGATATGGCGCCACAGGTCGCGGTCAGGGCCGTTCAGGACGAAGCCGGCGAGATAGTCCTGCTGTTCCGGTGCGTATCCAAAGCGAGCGTTGATGAACGCATAGCCTTCGCGGCGGTAGGCGTTGGCGCCTGTGGTTAGCCAGTCGTAGTCTTCCACCTGTAAGCGGTCGAATGCGGGTGCAGCCCAGCCGACCGGCAGGTTGGCGCGCCGGGCTTCAGGCGTGGCTGGATCAAGCACGGTCGGCAGGAAGGTAAGCAGCATCACTTCTGCCGCCATTGGGCTGGCAGCGTTGCGCACAGCAGCGGTCAATGCGGCTGTGGACGCGGAAAGTAGCGCTCCCGCCGCATCGAGCAGGGCCGTTTGCGCATTGTCGAGTGGCTGGCGCAGCGATGGAATCTCCACCGCACGTTGGCCCAGCGCGGATCTGGTGGCGTTGTCGTAAAGGCATGGCCTACCATCCGGCATTGACCACCACCATGGCTCGCCGATCTGGAAACGGACGGGAACTCCGGCTTCCTGCATCAGTGTCACGAATTCGGCGCCTACGGATTGCAGCCAGCCCATGGCCTGGGCATTGGCGGGAGAGAGCAGGGCGGACGATGGATCCCAGCCGGTACGTCCCGGTTCGCCGTTCCATGCTCGCTGCTGCCAGTCCGGCGGGCAATGGGCGGCGAGCAATTCGTAGGAAAGCGAGGCAATCGGGGAGTAACCATTTCGCACGCATTCGCTGAAAAAGGCGCGGTGCCATTGGCGTGCGGGAATGCAAAGTGGATCACCGCTGCCAGTCACCAGGAACTCTTGGCCCGATGCCGAGAGCCGCATGAAATGGCTCATGCCAACATAATGCAGGACACTGCCCCGATAGCCGAGCCCGCGCATATTGCGGATCAGCCGGGCGGGCGTCTGAATTCCACTGTCGTCGAACGCCGTGGCGGCGGCTAGGCCGTGGGGCGGGACGACAACGTCACCGATCTCCAGCATGGCATGGTGCCCCTCACAGCGAATATCACTGACCTCTATCCAGCCGTTGACGGGCGCGGGAAGCGGGGCGGTGCTGGCACCCGCGTAGCCAGGCGGAACAAGAGAGATGAACATGCGGTCGATGTTGGCCGGGTAGACAGGGTCAGCCTCCGATGGGTGGAGGAATCCGCCGGCAAGGTCGGAGAAGCGTAGGGTGATCCGTGCATCGTCCGGTGCGCCCTGCGCATAGTTCCACAGTCGGACATACCAGCCACGCGGGTTTCCCGCCGCATCGCGCCCCTCAATGGTTAGTGTGGGGCCGTTCACCGCGTTCAGCGGGAGAATCCCGGTCGAACGCCAGCGGAAGGACAGGGTGGTTCGTGAATAATCCCGATTGGTGCGATAGGCGAGGAGTGGGTGATCGAGGCTGTCCGCGCTTTCCCAGATCAATCCAGCAAGATCGCATTCTCGTAGGAATGTCGCATCCACGCGCAAGCTGTCATGGGTGGTCGTGATGACTGAAGCCATCATCGGTCGGGGAAAGTTGACCGTCCAGAAGCGCGGGTCAAAGCGCTGTATCCAGTCGCTTTCCTGCCCCTCGCGGGTATCGGCTAGCCAAAAGGCCATGCTGGGTTCCTTTGTTGCCTTGTGCGGCACAGGGCGGATTCGTCTCAGTGCTGCTGAAGTGCGCGGCGTACCGCGCTGGCTACCTGCCGACTTGACCGATGGAGCGCCTGAGAGGCGTTGGTTCCGGAAGGGGCTGCGACATTGATCGAGACACGGACGTCGCGGCTGGCACGTGCTTCGCCACCGTTGGGCATGACACGACCGGAGGAGGTCGGCACGAACAGTTCTGGGCCGCGTTCCCCGACAAGATAGCCGCGACCGGGGGATACCGGGCCACCGGTCGCCCTGCCGGGAAGGCCGAGGACCGATCCGATAAGCCCGCCGAGGTTCAGCAAGCCGCCGATCCCCCCACTGCCGGATTGCTTGGCAAACATCCCTTGCATAGCCTGCGCGGCGATCGCGTCGACGGTGCTCAGTGCGATCCGCCTCAGATCCTCGAAACCAAGGCTGCCGCGCCGTATGGCACCGGTGAGCCCGCGTTCCAGCACATCGCCAGCGCGGGCGAAGCCATCGACCAATGTACTGTCGAAAGTGCTGCGCATCGCCTGTATATCCTGGGCGAAGCTCTGCGTGCCCGCGCGAACGTCGACCAGCAGGCTTTCAACCCTGTCGTCACTGAGCGTTGCCATGATCTTGCTCCATCATCCGGTTGAAATCGTCGCGCCCGAGCGGGGCGGAATGGTCTTCGGGCGGGGCAAGCGCGGCGGTGAGTTCGGCAGGCGTTGCGGCCCAGAACTCCTGCGGCCGCCAGCCCAGCAGGCGGGAGGCGAAGCCGTACAGCTTCAGCGCGGTGTGACCGAAGCGTTCGCTCACCCTTGTCCCTGCAGGATTTGGCCAAGCAAGGCGCGCAGCGGCGCGGCGCATACGGCGAGGCCTTGTGCCGTTACGGCCTCGCCCAGGGTCTCGCGCTGCAGCCCGTCGCGGTCGCGCAGGCAGTGCCAGAACAGAGCGGTCATTTCTGTAAGCCGGAGCTGTCCAGCTGCGGCGCGCTCTACCAGTGCGAATAGTGGCCCTAGCTCTTCCTCGGCTGCGACCAGTGCGGAAAAGCTGGGCCGCAGGATGTGAGGGGAACCGGCGATGACAAGCACTGCCTCGCCGCGATGCGGGTTTGCGGGATGCTGGTTCATGCCGGCACCACCTGGCCTGAACTTTCAAGTTGCAGCGAATAGTTACGTTCGCCGTTGAAATCACCAGCGTAATCCAGCCGCTGGATCAGAAAGCGGCCGCGCAACCTCTCGCCGTCTTCGAAGCTCAACTCATAGTCGTCCAGCGTACCGGCCATAGCATTCGTGCGCAGCTGAGTTTCGGCGTCGCTGCCAAGGAAGATACCGGCGGCACTGACGGAAACTTGGCGGACGCCTGCACCTGAAAGCAGTTCGCGCCAGCCGCCACTATCCTTGCTGGTAATGACGACAGTGTCCCCAGTAATCGACATCTGCGTGGTCCGCAGGCCGGCAACGGTCCGGTAGGCGGCGGGAATGGTGCCATCGGAAATCTTGAGGAGGAAGGCGCTGCCTTTTTGGGCGGTCATATGGGGTTCTCCAGGTTTAGTTTGCGATCACGCGGAAGCGGTATTCGAGGAGGAAGGCGCGGCGGCTTTCGCTACGTTGCTCGCACCGCGCGCGCAGGAATTGGGTGGATGCAATGGCAAAGCCGGGTTGGACACGCGGCAGCATTTCAATGCGCCGTTCGATGGTGGCGACCAGCAACGCAGCGCTCTCAGGGGCGTCCCCGCGGCAATGCAGTTCAAGCGCGATCCGCACTTCGCGGCCAGGCCTATCCTTGCAACTCCAGTCTGCAGAAGCGCTGGCGGCGATGGCCAGCCACGGCAGACTGGTGCGGGATGGTGCTTCCTCGACAATGGCGTTGAGTTCGACGGCGAGGAGGGGGTCAGCAGTGAGCCACGCGATTAGCGCGGCGCGCAAAGGTATTTCCATGATGCTCTATCCTTGTCCGAAAAGCGGCCAGACCAGGCGGGCGTCGCGCCAGTGGTTGGCGTTGGACCGACGTTTCAGGGCAGCACTCGCTGCCCGTGCGCGGGCCAGAGCGTCAGCTTTGCGGGCCAGTCGCTCGGAAAGCGCGGCGAAGGGTGATCGAGCCTCAATCATAGGAGGCGCATCCGTCGCCACGGCCGCCACAAGGCTGCGACAGCCGCCGGTGGGGCAGGTGAAGTTCCGCTGTTCTCGCGCTCGCGGTGTTCGTGGGCTGCAAGACGGATCACGCCGTGCCGGATCCCGTCGGGAAGCGATTCCCAGTCCGGCGCCAATCCCCCGGTGAAACGCACGGCGAAGCGGCGCGTCAGGCCCGGAGCGTTTGCCAGGACGCAACCCCGGCCATTTGCGTCGAGATCGATTTCAAAGGCGCCGGGCGCAAGGGGAAAGCGCGTACCATTTGCGGCGATGCCTTCCACTTGCGTGATAGCTTGTACCGGCCGCGTGGAAAGTGCCTGCCATGATGTGCAAGCGGCCAGAACCTCCTCACAAACCGTAGCGATTGGCATAATGCCGGTGAACGCTTCGCACATTTCCAAGCTTGCGCGTAGCAATGCGGTTAGCGGGGGATCATCGCGCGTTGTAGTGATGCCAAGCCATTGCTTGAGATCGGCCAGGGCAGCCGGGGACAGCGCCGACGGCGTGAGGATTTGCCGCTTCAT